AGTGGTGATGAACCTATAGTGAATAGCTGTTGTTTAGGATAGATTATCTCAACATCTTCACCAAAAAAGGCTCTAAAAAATCCATCAACTGAGTATTCAGAACCTTTGACTCTAAAGAAATTACCAAAGTTTCTTATGGCTTCCCTTGGAAATGTAAATCTACCTTGGGAAACACCTATCCCAAGACCATAGAACATATTGTCCAGATATGAAAGCTTTGTATCTTCAATATCCCTAACAGTCTGAAGTTCCTCAATAATCCCACCAAAGTTATCAGCAGAATCCAGATGTTCATAATATGCCTCCAAAAATTCCACCAAGGATGGATAGTCAGTGGCGAAATGTTCTGGCAGAACTTCCTTGACCAAACTTTTTCTAAGGTTTGTGTCAAGTCTATTGAACGTTCTTAAGGTTTGCGCAAAGCCTGTATGAGCCATTATGTTACCTGAAGTGAAGTGGTCTGTCTATCAATTCGTGCAGTTGACGTTGTTTCGTTTCTATCAAGTCTTAAAATATAGTTTCGTAAAGGTCTTACAACACTTTGACTCTCTGGTGTGGCAGATATCTTTAAGAATTGGAATGCACCTATAAATGCATCAATTTTTAGACCAACTATGTTTATGCTTCCATCAGAAGGATTGTATTGACCAACATTATCCAAAAGTTCATTGCCATCTGTGTCAATGATATGTAATCTGGTTGATTCCAGAACATTTTGTATGGTTGCAACAACCCCGTTATATGTAAATGCAGTTGATTTTACAATTACGTTTACATCGTCTGGAGAAGCAAGTTTTGTTGGATAATATAAGTTGAATGTTTCCAATGAACCAGGATTTGGTGTGATCCTCATCTGAGTTTTCACATCCATTTTACTTGAAAGGATGGCCTGATCTATTGCGTCAATTTCTGTCAAAAGATTACTTCTTCTAAACACAGCATTAAATGTTGATAGGTTATCTGAGAAATAATTTTGAATAAATGTGTTTATGGTATTTTCTGTTGTTGTTGCTGTAAACCCAGAAAGAGCCGGATCAAAATCAAATTCGGTTGTAAGTTCTAGATAAACATCAATAGGATCTGTAAATTTAGTTGTAATTGAAACAACACCAAGTCTGTCTGCAAGATTGTTTACAATGCTATTCTTTACATTTGTTTGAATTGTTGATGATGTTCCAGGAGCAAAATTCAAGCTTACATATACGGAACCATAGTCAATAGGAACATTTTGATCACCGGACCAAACATTTGCATCAACAACATCTGTATAGTTCGAAAGAATTGTGCCTTTATAATCCAGTGATGTAACCAATCTTTTTTGGGATGCATATGCAATGGGGGCAAGATATCTTACACTCTCAATGGATTGTTTGTTTGCACCTGCAGTTGATTCTGCACTTGTTACAACATTTACTGCATATGAAACACCATTTATACTCAGGCTTGAGTTTGACGTGAAAACGTCTGCAGTATTTGCGGCAGGACCAGCAGATGATAGGTATGTTACGACAACCTTGTTACCTGCATCCGGTTTCTTGCCAAACGATAAACCATCACCAAAGTTTAGTTCATAGAACCCATTTGGTGCTTCACGGATCGTAAACACTGTTGAGGTTTCATCAATTGTTACTGCTCTTGCCAAGGGGATATATGTTACATAATTGGATGAACTTGCAGTATCAAAAACTTGTACAGAAGCTGTAGCCGTATCAATTGTTTCATCCGGTATTACAAATATTTGTCTCTCGTCAACTTCACCGGATAGGAATGTTTTGGTTTTCTCAATGCCTTCATAAACAGGGATGTCTGTTGAACCATCGGTTGTCAAGAACTGATAAAACCCGGAACCATTATCCTTTGCAAAATAATTTTCTAGTGTTCTGAATGTATAGTTTACACCATTCACTGCCGATGTAAATGTCCAACCTCTTGGTAATTGTATCTGTGCAGGCCTTGAGGGAACACCAGACAAACTTACATTTAAATTGAGTATTGCATATGCAGTTGTTCTGGACCTTACTTCATATCCCAATGTTTCGGCATGGGAAACAACTGATGACCTGAGTTGTGCAGTATTCAAAAATGCTTCATTCAAGGCAAAGTTTGCAGTCAAACCATTAACGTGGGTGTTATAGGCAAGGACATCAAGGATGTTATTCAAACCATCAGCTTCAAAATCATATGTATTAAATTGTGATTTTGACTTAAAATAATTTTTAAGCCCAGTTTTAATATTCTGAAAATCAAGGTCAGTTGATTTAATTGTTGTAGCCATTTATCTGAGCCTCGCTATTGTTAATTCTATTGACACTATCTCAGTTGTATTTACAACTTGGAAGGTAACCTCTACATCCAATGAATTGTAATCTGGTGAAGGATTTATTGAAAGGTTTAAAACCCTTGCTCTTGGTTCGTAATTTGTGATCGCGTCCTTTATAAGACCTGAGATATATTCCGGGTCATATTCTGTATCAAGAGCAAACAAAGCACTATTAAGGTTTGCCCCAAAATTTGGCTGAAAAGGCTTTTCGTTACGACTTGTCAGAAGGAGATTTTTAACAGCCTGCTTCACTGCCGCAGCATCTGTTTTCTTAAATATCTCTCCGGATGGTCTAGGTTTAAAAGCCAAATCTATGTCTACGTGCGATACCGATCTGGATGACACGATGGACGAACTTAGATTACCATCCTCAATTGAAAAAGCCTTAGCCATAAAATCCTCTAACGTTATTAGATGTATTTATAATACTATTCTAATATTTCTACAAGCTCACCATTTGTTTGGGTATAATTATTGAACTGTGTTTCCACCTTATTATCATATACAACTGTCCACTGCGGGGTAACTTCAGGCATCGTAATGATAATTTGTGCATGTAGTGCATTACCCGGCGTATATGTATCGTATGATAGAATCAATTTGCCAAAGTCCATATAGTCCATGATCCATTCGGCAAGGTCATATGTACGCTGTAGTGGGAGTTCCCCATTGTTATCCCTCAGTTCATATACGACTGCCTGACCTCTGGACATAAGATAATTTACACTACCTGGTTCCAAAGTTTCTCCATCCTCGGCCTTATAAAACCCTTCGGCGACAATCAGTCTATATTTGTTTCTGACATCCAGATAGGCCTGGACCTCGTTCATAAACTTTGCTTGCAGATAAAGATTCTTTGCAATCCTAACCCTATCAATATCATCAGTGATATGATTTAATGTAAGAGGTTCACCATAACCACCCAGGAACTTCGCAAGTTTTATACCTCTACCTAATGCTGTTCTTGCAGTTATCTCTCCATCCCTGGCCAGTTGCAATTCAGGATTATACAATTGTTCTGGTGTGAGTGTAATTGTCTTTCTTATATTTGATGAGAACAAAACCTTGGAGGTTTCATGTTCACCAGGGAAAGCCACGCCAGCACCTCTCTTTGGTGTGCCATTGGTATTTGCAATTCTACCAATTGTTTTATCTGTAGGCTTTTGGTCCACAAATGTGGGAGAAAGAACATTTTCTGCAATACAACGACCAACAAAAACATCATTCCTAATTGTATTTGGATCACGAAGTTTTGATCTTACATTTTCTGTTGTAAGTCTAACCTTTGAAATTCCACCATAATCTGCAGACTTATCAATTTCATTCTTGATAATACTACCAATGTCAACATCAACAACCCTTACACCATATTCTGATTTAGTAAGATACTCATCAATCCACGATTGATCAATGTCCGTTGGAGCAGGAAATGATGCTCTATAACCAGGATCAACTGCGGTAGCATCTGCAGTGTAACCGGCGGCAACACCAACAGCTGCGGCACTATAGTTTTGTGAATTTGTCACATCAGCAGTAATTGCTTGTACGGCAGTGCCTTGCAAATCACCGTGAAATGCAGGGGCAGTAACGCCATTGGTAAATGTTGCAGATTTACCGAAATAGTTCTCGCCGTATATGTAAACATTATCCCCACCAATCATACCAGTATTTGACTGTAATACATTATCCTGGGAAGTGATGTTGATGCTGTTTATTGCACTTAATGTAAGATCATCCTCTGCCGTAAACATTGCATCATTACCAGCAAATTGCCTGTTGTTATGACCAATGCGTAATGTATAGTCACTGTCTACAATAATATTATAATCACGCAAGATAGTATCAGTGTTCGTGCCCACCACGAACTTTGATTTGTCTCCAGTGATAGAAGTTTCATGGTTCTCCCTTACCTTTTGTTGGTAACTACCGCGTACATCCTCACGAACGTCTCCATGAACTTTTAAATTATAATTACCACCAACCTCTACATCCATGTCACCCGAGACATGAAGCCGTAGATTCCCTTGGTAGAATATGTCACCATCACCTCTCACTAAGACCCTATGGTCATTTCCGGTAATTTGAATTGTATTATACTTTGACGATATAATTACTGTACCATCTGGTCGCATGTCAACACCAGCACCGGTACGATGTTTAAATAACATACGTTCACGGCCGGGTGTGTCATCAATTTCTGTGACGTGACCAGTGGCTGTTTCCCTTACCTGATTCAAGGGATACTTTGATGCTGGTAGATCCTCAATATCTAAATTTAATTGTACATCACCACCACCAACATAAACCTCATTTGTTTTTAAACCTCTTGCTGCAAGGTTTGTTGAGGCAATATTATAATATTCCTTTTTAGGATATGTTTGGGTAGGGTCAGCAAAGGGTTCCTCAGCCTTAGGTGGGAGATCTACCTCATTAGTATTTTCAGCCATTATTTAAACACTCCTTTTATACTATCAAAAACCTCACCAGCTTTTAGTTTACCCTGTTTCAAATCTTGTGCTGCATCCAATGCCATTTTTGCAAACCCATCCAAACCATTCACCTTACCAAGTAAATTACCCAGCTGTCCGGTACCAAATAACTTATCAGCACCAACTATTAAATCATTTTTCTCTTTGAGGAGATTAAGTGCATCCGCTTGTGATTTAACATAATTTTGTGGATTAACAGATGAGACTGCTGCAGCCGCTTTATTTTGTTCTCTGGCTACCTGTGCAACATTTGGTATCTTAGTTGAACTTGGTTTTTTGGGCAAAGGAACATTTGCAGGTTGTCTGTCAGCCAGGTCAGCTGCAGGTGGTACCTCTTCAACAACTCTTTCTTTTATTGTTGATGCCTTTCTGTTTCTTGACTTTACAAATTCTCTAACATCAAATGGTGGGTTGTTCACCTTGGTCGGGTCAACATCAGAATATCCAAGTATCTCTGCCCCAGGAAATACCTTTATAAATTCATCAATTACGAACCCTAACCAATGCATTTGATTTGGAGTAGCTGCGGTAGGCCAATCATCCTCACCCGCATCAACAAGGACAACAATTGAGCCTGTCCTCGGTTGTGAAAGATCACCTCCCTTGTATGAAACAAGGTTTATGTCTCTGGAAATTGCAATTGCTCCAAATAGATTTACATAAAAATGAGCACCAAAACCGTATTCCCTAGGATTTGCATTCACTGCAGCTTGACCAAATTTCTTTATACGAAGATTTCTAATTGGCTTTTGTAATTGTTCTATCACAAATTGTTTTTTATTCTTGAACTTGGTAAATGCAATTATAAGATGGGTAATCTCTCTTTCACAATTTTTCAACTCAGCAGTAAGGTGTGATTCATGTCTTATCAGAGGAAATCTAAATGTACCACCTTCAAGTTCTGTTTTTGTAAGAATGGTATAATTTTGCATTCCTTTACCGGCCTCATAGGGTGGTAGTGTAGATTCAACATCAGGGTTTACATCCTCAGTGGTAGATTTTGTGACCACATCTTTCGTGTTGGTTGTGCCATTTTCATTTGTGATATTTGGTGTTGGAACCCTTTGATTTTTTTCGTTTACAACTGTCTCAGTTACTGCAGCCTTTACGGCTTTTGTTGGTGATTGATATGTTTCTGTGACATTTTGGGCAATGGCCACAACCTGGCCAAATATATTACCAAATGAACTACCTATCGAGCCAAGTTTATTATTGGAACCAAATGGTTTTTTAAGTGATATAGAAATTTTGGTTGAGGTGGTTTTCATATCCTGAGAAACTTTGTTTTGAAGACCACCTTGATTTACCTCAACATCGACTGCTTCTTTTACTAGAGATGGCACGGGAGATAATTTATTAAAGCACTCAGGTAAATCCTTATTCGAAACTTTTGCAACAGTTCTCAATGCTTGAGTAGCACCTTTTGGATTTGCTTGAACCACTGTTTCATTCAGAACAACCTCCGCCTTGGCAGTCTTTCCGGTAACACTTTCAAGTTTTGATTTTGCAGTTACGGTCTTTACAACAGTCTCTTTACCTTTTCTGATATTTTTTGTCATTATAGAGATTGCCGGACCCTCGTTGGCATCACCTTTGGTTGTTGTTGCCGTTAACGAAAGAAGACCATCCTCCTGATTACCTACCTTGACATTAATAACATTTCCTTCAGCAGAAATTCTTTGGTTGACAACTATTCCTGCTTTATCAAGAAACTCTTTGACTGCCGGTATTTTGTTGGCCACTGCAGTTTGCACTGCTTGTTTTGGAATGACTGCAGTGTCCCTATCACCCTCTGAACCACCACCACCGGCTGCTGCAGCAAGAGCTTCAGATTCCAAAAAATACATTCTTTTAGTGTTATCACGTACAAAGTGTACAACCCATTTAACATTAAACTTATCAAAGTAAACTTTGTTGCCATTTATTATTCTACTCATGCAAACCTCTCAAAATATTTTCTGGCCTCTTTTTGTCTTTCCTCGGTTGATCCTTTGGCAGGCCTTTCATACTTGGATTCAAAAACCTCTGAGGCTTGTTCTGGTGTCTCTGCTTGCTTGAGTTCACCAACACCAAGTAAGGATTTATATTTGAATAATTCATATTTAATAAATGATAATTGTGCATACAGGGTTCTATAATCTAGTCCATTTTTTGCACTAAAATCCAAAAGCTCTGCATATCTGGTTAAACCACCTTCCGTGTTTGCTGCACGAGGTGCATCATTCCATTGGGCAATACCAAATGCTTTTGCTCCGTCCTTTTCCGTTGCATCAATGTTTGGATCTAGATCCTTTGGATTTCTTAGGTTAACAGCATTTTCAACATGCAAATTTCCAAGTATACCACAAGCCTGTTCTGGTGTAAAGTAACCACCTTCCTCTGATATAAAATATTCAAATGCCTTTTCTAAATTTGTGGCACCCTTAAGTTTTGAGTCATCTCTTGCTTCTTGAATATTACCTTGGTATGTTTCAGCGGCCTCAATCTTTGGTATTGAACCAAGGACCAATGGTATTTGTGAATTTTTACCATCAAGGAAAATACCATAAACCTGGGCCATAGGTTTGATACCGGTATTTGATCCGATACCTGACGAACCACCTTCTGTGATTGGTACTGAAACGTGAGACCAGGGAAGATCATCCAATGATGCATCGTTGGTGTTATCCGGATGGACACCAAATATCCTCACCTTAACCCTACCCAGCTGCTCAGGATCATTGATGTCAAGAACGGTACCAAGAAACCATCTGGTTTCATCGCCATAATATTCCTTATATGAGGTAGGTATCATGTATAAGCTCCATCAGGCCATTCATTGGATTCATAATTTGTTATCTTTGAGCATAATAACCTTGAGAAGACTCTACCATTTCTGAAACTATGTTTTGCTGCATGAATTAGATAATCACCAGACTTTTTTGTATCAATGGTAGGTTTTTCATTTTGGTCAAAGTTTGATTTAAACAATATTCTATAATTGTTACCGATACTATATGTATCCTCACCATTAATAAACTCACGGCCGTTCACGGTTATCTCTATAGGATTTTTTGTCATGAACAACTTGGCTGCCTGAGCTATTATCTTCAGTTTATGTTCTGTGGGTGTATATTCCTCTGAGTATGATTTTATTCTTCTTCCCTGCGATAATGTTGAATGAATATGAAACATATTTTTTGATTCATAGTCTGATATTTTTATATCCTCATACTTTGAGAACTCATCAAGTACAGGGTGTGGTTGTTTTGGATTTATTGTTGATACACTTCTATATAAATCCTTATGGACATTAAATTTCACTTTATCATATTTTGCAACTGTAACATCATAAAAATTATGATTTGCTCCCACAACACCATTTGATATTAGATTCAGACTATTTTCCACATTTCTATATTCGTATTCATATATCTGAAAAAGCCTTGCAGTTGCTGATGCCGAACCAACCCCCGGAAGATATGTAAATGGATATCTGTCATTAAGTATTTTTTGTTCCAACAGTGTGCCAATGTCTGTAAAGAAGATGTCGTTAGATGAAAATGTAGAGTAAAGGAAAAATGGATAGCCTTTACTAGTTGTGGCTCTATTTCTAATCCACATGAGTGCTTCAATCGGATCAAGGTTTGGCACTATAACCTTCATTGAGGCTTGAATGTCCTCAAATGCATTGGTAAGAAGATCTTTATTTAGATATTCCTTCAGAATTTTTGCTATAATTTCCTGAGGTTGCCCTGCATAGGCTTTATTTACATTTGTCAAGGCACTCTTAAATGTTATGTCCTCAATAAGGTGGAACTGTATTGCCTCATTTGTTTCATTTGATTTTTTTGTATTTTCAACACTTGACAATATAAATTTTTTGGTTACTGGAGTTGCACCAGAAATATTTCTTGTAATTTCTATATCTAAAATTTCAGTTCCATCAAAGTCAAATCTATCATAGATTCCCATCTGGTCTGATATAACTATTCGACCGGTTAGGTACGGTTTTTCAATTGTTTCAAATACCTCAAACTCTGCAATAACATTCACAATATCCAACGGATAATATCCTCTGGAACTTGTTATCTCAGCTCTTGTTATGGTATAGTCATCAGAGTGCTGGTCACCCAATAATGCTGATTGTAACTGTGTCATGTTGTCTGCCGTGATGCCTGGAAGTATGCAGAGACAATTCGGTCAATAACCGAAGGTCGAATTATCTTTATGGTTTTAAGTTCTTCATTTTGTTTGTAGTAGTGATCATAATTTGTTACCTCAACATATTGTCCTGGGTTACCGACTGCTGGGTCAATATCAACCCAGTTACCATCTACATCCTCATAGTGGTGTGGTGCATTATATTCAAAATCTGTTTCGGCAACTACGGCCAGCTGAGTAATGCCGGTATAACTAGTGTTACCAATTGTCTCACCAGTAACATATGAACCTTGTGCATCAATGATTAATGTTCCTAGGTCAAGATTTCTTCGTAAAACAACACCAGATGTACCCGAATTTGATCCAACGGCTCTTTGGCCAGGTATAAAAATGGATGTTAAATCATCCCTTGTTTCAACATACTTGTGTGGAAAGTCTCTTTTTATCTTTGCATCCAATTGTGGATAGGATAAAGGCCAACCATACTTACGAATGCCATCATTTAATATGTAAAATGTCCAATGGTATGCTGGTGTTCCGTATATAAGCTGTGACACAACATCAGGTCTGTCCGGTTCCTGGATTGTGTATGTTTGATAAAATGCATTGTTTTGTTTTATTTCATCAATGATGTCCACATACACGGTAAGGTTTTGGAATAACTCAAATGTTGCGTCCCCACCACCGGCCTTTTCAAAATCGTCACCAAAAACATAATCAACCCGATTAAAATTTCTAAAATATTCCATTATGCATTATCCCTTTCAATATCCTCGCGTGTAACTGCTCTGAATTCCTGGAATGATAATGTCATACTTATCTGCACAGGATTACCATCCTCGTGAAATGACATACTTGCAGGGTTATATGTTGTTTGTACATTTCTTAGATAACACAACAAAGGTTGTGGCATCTTCATATTCTGACCTCTGTATTTAAATCTAATTTCAAATAAATTAGGAAATCTATAACCAATAGGTATTGATGCCTCATCCCGGCCAAAGGTTGATGGATATAATTCTGTTCTAAAATGCTTTATAATTTTGTTTATTTGTTCTGCCTCTGTTGGAGATGTTGCAACAAAGTCATATTGAAAAACAAATTGTCTTATGTTAACACCATTGAATACTGATCTGGAGTTAGGATTTACTTTTACCTGAAGACCTACGGCTGCAGCAGTGGCTAAACTTTCAGGGCCCTTTTGTGCTGCTCTGGCCAGAGCTATTTTTGCGGCTGTTGTGGTATTCACTCCTCTAAAAATATCTGTGATGCCCCTCAGACCTTCCTGTATTGCAGAATTTATGGCACCCAAAACAGATGCTCCATTATTAATTGCACCAAGGGCTGCAGCACCAGATGGACCAAGCTCTGGAGTGTCATATGTTACATCATCATTTATGTTTATTGCTTGAGGAAAGTATGTTATGACAACAGGAGCTTCTTGTACATATTTTGTTTTTACCCCTATTATGTCCGCAGTGGCACCTGCATTTTCTTGAGCATTCTTATCTTTGGC